AACTAATGTAATTCAATTGTTTGCTACTTCCCAATAGTGAAGTCCTCTATTACCCCATTCTTGAAACATGATGTTTAAAGAACGTCTTGCCATACGTAACTGATTACCAGATACGCCTTGCATTCCTAATCGCTCGTAAGATTCTTCTATTATTTCATCAATAGCAAAAGTTTTGTCGAATACAGTAGTTTCTGAAGTAGTGTTAGCCACTTTATGCTCCTGTAATAGTTACAGTAACGCTTCCATCTGTTCCACCACTTTGAGTTAGTGTAGCAATAAGGCCATCTTTAAATAAGATACCTGAACCTGGAACATAAACTTCCAATCCTTCAGTGTCATATCTATAAATAGCTTTTAAATTACCTCCACCCGCAGCACCTGCTGTAGCCGCATCAAATAAAGATAAAACAGAACCTGCTTCTCCTCTACCTTGAATAGAAGTAACTCTAGTTCTACCTACTCTTAATGCAGAAGCTGTACCAGTAGTTTTATTAAGGGTTGTTTGGTCGCTTGAAAATGATCCGCCGCCTGACATATTTTTTCTCCTAATTTATTTTAAGTATGGGGCCGAAACCCCACACTAATTGTTCTAATCTGCGTATGGTGTTACTAAAGTACCTGATCCAATTAATAAACAATCGGAAACCATGTACTTAAGAGCGTCGATAGCTGTAATAGTTATTATACTACCAACAATTCCACCTTTTGTAGTACCATTCATAGTAATAACATCATTAGATGCTGCTGGTGCAAAAGCTTTTGGTGCACCATTACTTATACCAATCATAACTGCACCAACAAATTTATCAGTACCATCAGTTTGAATATCCATACTAGTCGCAGCTGTTTCAACAAAAAATTTAAAACTAGTTCCGATAGTATTCGGGTTATTGGGATCTCTTCCTGGTCCTGAGTTATTGCTTCCGCCTGTACTGATGATAGGTGGTAAAACAAAATCAGCAGTTGCATTATTACAAAGCAGTATTCTGCCTGCGTGAGCTGCTACACTTAAAAGTGTGTCAGCTGTTAAATTTACGAAAGATCCTGGTCCAATTGTTTGAAAACCATTTCTAGATCTTACTGGTCCGTCGAATGTAGTGTTTGCCATGTTAATATCCTCCTAGATATATTAAATGTAGTCCCTAGGGATTGTCGACCATACGCGTCTACATTTATTTTGTTTATTTTTATGTATGGTGTGTAATTTATAGCTTAGTTTTAAGTAGAGTGCAAGAGATTCTGTAGTGAAAGTGCGATTTCAGCGATGTAGCTTTTGTTACGTAGCTACAGAAACGTTGGGTGCAGCCTCATTTACCTTATTAACCAAGTGAGCTTCTTGAGCTTCAACTTGTTTAATATGATTGATAACTTGTCTTATTTTGTCATCAATCCTAACCATATCAAGAGTGTATCTTTTTTCTTGATTATAGTGCTGCGACCACTTCAGTTCTAGACTTCTCTTCTCCGTGTAAAGGCCTTGAACGTTCGTCATTTATAACCTCCTCATAGGTTAACCACATTTTAGATTTACTTGTAAATCCATCTTTTTCCCATACTATATCTTTTTGTCCTAGTTTGTCAACTAGTGCATTTTCAAAGGCTTTATTTTCATCTTGAGACTTCATCTCAAAACGAGCGTGATAGCCATATGCTCGGATATTTATTAGGAAGGTTTTCATTGGGTTTTATCTTTCTACCATAAAAAAAGGGCGGCTACAAGAGCCGCCCTTAGTTATTCAGTTAATCTAATGATTACGCACCAGGTGAACCGAAGATACCTCTAGGGTCTGAGAATCCAAAAGAATATCTCTCTCTAGCTTTGTATCTAACGTTACCAGTATCGAAGTCACCTTCCATAGCTGTCTTAATTGGAGATCTAACGAACATTTTCATTCCGTTAGGTACATCTGTTTTGATAAAATACGCATCAGTGTCAGTTAAGTAGTTGTTCACTACGTAACCTTGAGGAATCATCCCCATTGAATTGATTGCGTTGATATCATTATCAGCTGTTCCAGTTCTACCTGCAGACTTCATCAGTCTTTCAGCAGTAAATTGTAGCTCAGAAGGAATAATCATTTTTACTCCTCTTGCTGCAACTTTAAGACCTCTCTCATCAGTGAACGCCGCGATATCAATTAAAGACTGCTCTAACGATGTTTCGTTAAGATCAGCTGATGTCGCTAATTCATTTGAGAAAGTTCCAGCTATCGTTGGGTGAACAGCAGAACAAAGTTCTACTCCATCACCACCAGCAAAGCCTGCGTTAAATGCATTGTTTAATACATTTGCAGCTCTAACTTGCTTAGTGTTTGCCATCGATCTTGCTAATGCTTTTGTATATCTAGACGCAAGTCTGTCATACAAGTTGTCCTCGATCGCTTCTTCAGTGATCGCGAACGCAAGAGCAATTGTCTCATGCGAATATCTAGCTGTGAAAGTTTCTTGAGCATTGTCAAAAGTCACACCTGAACCTTCAGGTTTAACTTGAGCATTTGCGAAACCAGATAACATCACTTCTTCTTCAAAAGCTCTATCACTGTTTTCTGTATCAAAAATCTCCGTATGCTGATTTTCGTATCTTTTATATTCCAGTCCGAATAGTGCATTCAAACCTGGCTCTAGTTCTTTAACTAGTTGTCCTCTACTTATAGCCATTATATACCTACCGTTCCTTTTAAGAAATGTTCGTTGATAATAACTACTACGTTGGTATCTGCCGCGCCCGCTTCGTTATTTTCTGGATCTTTTGAGATCCCGATCACTCTTAGTTGTGCTGTTGCGTCTTTAAGATCAGAATGATCTAATTCCACTTTAGATACGAAGTTTGGTGTTGAACCAGCTGCGTATACTAAATCAGCGTTTTTTCCAATGTCTGCAACTGCAAATGCAGCGTCAGATTGGATCTCAAACCTTTCATATGGGTCATCACTTACAAATCCAACAATGTCTGATGCAGTGTTAGAAGCGTTAAGGTGATTTGCATATGTGGGCTTACCTGTAGTTGCGTCAGTAAAGAAAACACCGTTAAGTGAACCTAATAATACCGCAGCTGCTGTTCCTACTATGATTTTACCAGTTGCCGCCATCATTATGGGATCATTCTGATAAATCGCAGTTGAACTTGCTGCAATACCATATTCACTTAACCCTTGGTTGTCTCTATTCTGACCAACTTTTCCGATTGCTCTCAGTCCGAAAGCAGCGTCTATGTTTGCCATGTTTTTTCTCCTTTAGTAAATCTACTATTCGCAGATTTACGGGTTAATGTTATATGTATCTTGATATCACAAAGAAATTATTTCTTCGTACCACCAAAAGTTACACGAGTCTGCCTATCACTATTGATCGGCATACTTGAATGTTGCTCCTTCATAAGATCGTTGTTTACTGCGTCGTCTCTATCCTTAGTTTGCTTAGCAAAATAAGCTTCTCGAGATTTGGCGATCTCCTCTGGTATCCTAGCCAACACTAGGCCTCCAACTCCTATGACTCCTGCGTATTTTCCGTCTTTCAGTTGTGGATACTCTGAGTCTGGATATTCATCGGCTCTCACCAATTCCCATCCGGATCTCATTTTACCTGACATGTTTTTAGTATCGTCAAATCCTAAAACTTCAGTTCGTATCCATCTGTGCCTGAATCCGTCTGGCGCAGGTGGTGCATCTAAGCTAGATGGTGGAGTCCAAGTCTTAGGTCTTGTATCTTTTTCCCTTGACTGACTCGCACGCGGGGTCTTCATTTTATCATTTTCCATATGCTATACCTCCTTCGTGATTTTTAATTGTTTTGCATAATCTTCTAATGGCACTCCTAATTTTTTAGCGATAGCAACCTGAGAAGGTGTGAGTCTCACGGTTTTGCGACCAGATCTATTTACACTTCGCTTCGCTGAAGCTACTATTTGTGTCGGTTTGGTCGTATCATTTTGAACCTTACCATCAGTTGTATCAAATTTCTGAGGAAATTCAAGTCTTATTCTTTTATCAATTTCCTTATAATATTCGTCAGTCTGAGGATCAAATCCTTCTTCTTCCACTAGTTTCTTATGTAGATCAAACGCAGTATATGTCATAGCTGTATTTGTACCAAACCATCTATTTCTAGAACCCCAATCTTCTGCTTTAGGGTCTGCTTGCGCAGTTTGTTGAGGAGATACTCTAGGTATTTCTCTCTGTGTTGGTTCAGCTTTAGCCATATCTTCATATGCTGCTTTTGCTTCATTTAGTCTTGCTTCTTCATATCCAAGTTTTGCAATGTCTTTACTAGCTTCAACTTCAGCCGCAAGATCTCCTGCTTCTTTTGCTGCTGCTAGTTTTGCTGCTGATGCTTGTAAGCCAGATTTGATTCTCTCTTCTCTGTCTTTAACACCTGCTTGCTCAACTGAAGAATATTTCTTTTGAAGTTTTTCTTTTTGTTCTTTTTGGTTTTGAGCAAAAGACAAAGCTTCATCTTTTTGTCTCTCTGCTTCTCTCCACTTCTTCGTAAGTTTAGATATTCTTCTTTGAACGTCTTTTGAATACGTTTCTAATTCTTCTTTCTTCTCTTCAGGTTTTTCTTCCTGAGTAGCTTCTGGCTTCTCGTCACTCGCTTCTACATTCTCTTCAGCTTGTGGCGCGGGGCTAGATTCTTCTTCTTTGGTTTCTACTTCAACTTCTGATTTTGGATTCTCAAGAATAACTTCAGTATCCTCCCCAGAGTTATCAATATCAACCATAGGCACGTCATTTTTATTTTCTTCTTGCATAGTTTCCTCCTATGTTAGATGTAATGCAATACAGATTCTGGATCCTTAATTGTACCCAAAACCTCATCGTCGTTAAGAAGACGAACTTCTCCGCCTTCTATTGGTAATCGTGATCCTGCATATCTTGCAAAAATCACCCAATCTCCTGTTTTGCACCAAGCGCCTGTTGGAAATTTTTCTTTATCTCCGTAAGCCATTGGTCCCATCTTTACAACATAACCACAGTTTGTTGCGATCCGTGCTTTGTCTAAAGATTCTTGCGCAATAATAATACCACCTTTAGTTGTTTCTTTTGGTGTAAAAGGTAAAACTAAAATTCTCCAACCTGTTGGTTGTGGTAATTCATCTTTAATGTCTGATACATTAGTTTCGTCTACTCTTTTTGTTTTTTCTATAGACTTAACTGTATTTTCTTTTTCTTTATACTTTTCTTCTAAAGCATTTTTATGCTTTGGGACTTCTTTTGTCGAGGTCGATAATTGTTCCTTGCTCATCTTTTTGCTCCTTGTTGTTTAGCAGGTTAGAGATTTCCTGAGAAATATATTGGTAGGCATGTGCCTGTCCTAA